TCCTCGGAACGGCCGGCAGCGGCGTTGATGTTCCGGTAGACCTCGACGCCGTTGACTGTGGCGACAGCCGACGTCCGCGACTGCGCCGACCCTTTCGGGTCCATGTCGAAACCAAGCGCAAGCCCGAGCTTCCCCGAACCCCCGAGCGATTCCAAGACCTGCGTGTAGGATTGCGTAACGCCCTGCACCAGCCCCTTGACGACGTCGTCGGAATCGGCCGGAGTGAAAAACCGCTCGCCCTCAATTCCCTCGCTGTAATACCCGCCGCTCTTCGGGCCACCGCGCGGCTTCTTGAACATCGAGTAGAGCGCAAGCCCGATGCCGGCAATGGGTAGCGCAGTGCCCAGCATGCCGGCCATGCCACCCATCGCGCCCATCATGCCGCCCAGCCCGCCGCCGCCCGTGAGGGCGCTGAACCCCGCCCCGATGTTGGCAAAGGGGCTCATCATGCCCGTGGTGAACGCCCCCAGCGACGCGCCAAACGTGCCGGGCATGAGCGGCCCCACAAAGCCGGGCATGCCTTCTATGCCGCCTAGGAGCCCTCCCAAGCCCCCCAAACCGCCGCCGGGCATGCCACCCATGCCGCCGCCCGTAAGCCCGCCCACGATGCTGTTGATGCCCCCTGCTACCGGCGCAACAACGGCCTGGATGATGGGGCGCAGCACCAGCGTCGAAAACATATTCTTGAGCGTGGCCGCGAAGTTTTCCGCGAAGCCTTTGCCCGACTCGAAGCCGCGCAGCAACGCATCGGTCAGAGAGTTGCTGATCGACTCGGCGGCCTTGTTCCAATCCTCCTGCGTTTTCTTGGCCTGCTCCGCGAGCGCCTTGTTGGTGTCCTCGATTTGCTTGCGCTGGTCGTCGGCGTCGATCGCTTTCTTGAGCCGCTTGATGGCTTCGATTTCTTCGTCGATGGCACGGATTACCTTTTCCGTATCCGCAACACCGATCAACTTCTGCTTGCGGTCCTCGGCGCGGGCGATCGCGAGGTCAAGTATTTCCTGCCGCGTTTTCCCAAGCTCTTCGGCTTCACGCACGTACGACGCGGTCGCGCTGCGCGCGGCGTCGACGTATGCCTTGGTAGAATCGGCCAGTTCCTTGAACTGCACCGTTGGCACTTCCATCTTCTTCAGCTCGCCGCTGAGCAGCTTGACTTCCTTGGCTGCCTTGCCGGCGTTACCCGCCAGATTGCCTACGGCACCGCTGGCCTTGTTGGATGCGTCTGCCGTTTCTTTGACTACCTTGTTCGCGGAGTCGAGTCCTGCCAGTTCACGTGATGCTTTTTGCGCGGCGTACGCAGTGCGAGTGACTTCTTCGACCGTACCTTCGAAGATATCGCTAATGGTTGCGAAATCACCGTGTGCCAGTGCAACCAGCGCAGTCGCAAAGCCTTTGACCACGGCGAAGCCGGACGAGAGCGCTTGCGTGACCGTGACCACGACAAGGCCCAAGCCCCGGAACGCGCCGCCGAGCACGGCGCCAACAACATCGCCAAGCGCAGACCCGTCCTTGGTCATGGAGACAAAGAACGTGGACACTGCCTGCAACGGCGGCAGCAACGCATTGACCGCAACCATCAGCACGCTGGACATCTGCTTCGACAAGATGGTCATCGTGTCGTTGAACGCAGCGGCGTCTGTGGTCGCTTGCTCAGTGATGCCGGCGTATTTCTTGAAATGCTCCGTTTGCGCGAGCAGTTCTGCTGACCCCGCGTTCAAGAGCGGGATCATGTCTGCGCCGGCCTTGCCAAACAACTGCACCGCGAGGTCGGCCTTGCGTGCGTCGTCCGGCATCTTGGCGAACTTGTCGGAAATGTCCGCCATGACCGCCGTCATCGGGCGCAGCTTGCCAGACGCATCCGTCACGGACACACCCAGCCTGCTGAACAATTCGACTTGTGCCTTGCCACCGTCGGCGGCTTGCGACATGGCGATGTTCAGCTTGCGGACCGCCGTGTCCATGCCTTCCGTTGACATGCCGGCCAGCTCTGCCGCCTGCCGCATGCCGCCGAGTTCTACGGCCGTGGTGCCGGCCTTGGTCGCTGCCTTGCCCAGCGCGTCGGCGTAGTCGATCGTGTCCTTGATCTGCTTGCCGAACCCGGCGATCGCGGTGATGCCCAGCATCTGCACCGCGAAGTTCTTGGCAGCGGCGGCAGCCTGATTGAACGTGCGCGTGACGTTGCGTTCGAATTGCTTGGCCTGATAGCTGGCCTTGTCAAGCCCGCCCGTGAACTCGGCGGTGTCGAGCGCGAGTGAGGCTACCAGCCGGCCAAGTGACGCCATGCCTATTTCCTCCGGCCCCGTATGACGTGCATGGGTAGGTGCCCGGCCGCCTTACGAAACTCGTTGTGGAACCGCTGGGCAATGGCTGCGCCCGTGTCCGCAACCTTGTCGTGCGCCCGCTTCACGAACGGCATGAAGTCGAGCATCGAGACGTTGCGCCGCTTGCCAACGTGCGCGGCAACCGTGGCGGCCACAATGCCGGCGCGGATGTCCGCGCGGATTTCGCCAAACGGCTCGTCCACCGCGAACAGCATCCACTCCCGCAATTCGACCGCTGTCATGGTTGCCTCGAGTTCTCCGACGGTTCTGCCCAGCGCAAGTGCGAGCCGGAACAGGAACCGCCGGTCCTCCGTTAGCCTTTTCCCGCTTCCCCAGTCGACAGCCCGTTCACCCGGTTGGCAGGCTCCATGATCGCGCGCACGATGGGCCACGGCAGCGTCATGATTTCCTGCAGCGAGTCGGTGGAGTTCGGGTCGTAGACCTGCGTGCCGTCCTCGTTGACCAACACACGCGCCAGCGCACGAGCGATGGCCGGGCGGTTGTCACCGTCCTTGGTGTCGTTCGTTTGCTCGAGGATTTCGCCAACGGTCAGCATGCGAACATAAACCGCGCTGGCCAGCCCGTCCACTTCGACACGCACCGGCTTGGGGGCGGCGGCTGCGCGCAACATCTCACGAATGTTCATGGGTTCCTTTTAAGGTGGGGTGACTTCGACAACACTCTCGACCTTCGACACAACCAGATTCGGATGCGCCGGGTCGGTCTTGCTGATCGTGACCGTCAGAATCGACTCGTCATCGATCCATTGCTTCGCCACGCTCGCCGCGACATCGGCGTGCGTGCCCTTCACGTGCCCGAGCGACCCGCCGAGATCGAACCACAGGACGGGCGAATTGCCGGCCGTGACCAGATCGGCAGACGTGCCGGTCCTCATCACGAGCTTGACCCGATGCGCCTGCCCATCGTCCAAGTCGAGCGTCGGGTTTGCGCTTTGCGCCCCCGAGTCCCAATGCGCGCAGGGGTACGTGCCGCCGTAAATGTCGCAGGGGATCGACCCCTCGGCCGGTTCGATGGTGCCTTGGTTTTCCAGCGCGGTAACACGCCGCGTCAGCGCGGTCGTGATCGAATGCAGCGATTGTAGGTCTGCCACGTTGGCATCGACGCGCTGCGTGAGCGCCGCGAGCGCGGCAGCAGTCGCCGCAGCATCGGCCGTCGCCTGCGCCGCAGCGGCAGCGGTCGCCGCCGAGTCGGCATCGGACTGCGCCGCATCGGCCGCAGCTTGCGCCGTCTGCACGAGCCCCTGCACGCCGGAGATCAGCGTCGCATTGAAACCCGACTGATCGACGGCCGATTGCGCCTTCGTTTCCGTCGCCCCGAGCGCATCCTGCAGCGCCACGAGCGCGGACAGGAATGCCTGCCACGCGAACAGCAAGTCGTCCGGCGTGATGTACGCGGTCGGCCCCTCGCCAGCTTGCGGCGCGAGCCGCGCAAGAATCTCGTCGGGCGTCGGCAGTTGATCGGGCGGTGTTGGTTCGAACGGCATGGCCAGTCTCCGAAAACCCCTTGCGCGCTACGGGCGCAACGCGCAAGGGGGCGCAGCGTGCAGCGGTTACGGCGCGACCGTCGGCTCGATGAACACCGGGGCGCCCGTGATGCGCAGCGACACCGACGACGTGAGCACCGTGTCGACACCGCCGGCCAGCGTCAGCGACCGCACGAGCGCTTGGAACACATACGCGCCCATGTTGTCCGGCAGCGTGATGCGAACCCAGATCGGCTTGCCGGACGCCTTCGCGTCCATCAGCGCCTTCTGCGATTCGTCGGTCGGCACGAAGTTCATGTCGAAGTCGAACGAACCGAAGTCCTGCAGGCCGGTCCGGTACTCCTTCGCCTCCGAGCAGATCGTCGTGACGTCGATCTCGGACGCCTGACCGTTGAAGCCGTTGAACGTCTTGGCTTCGCAGAGCAGACCCCAATCGACCAACTCGATCGATGCCGCCGCGTCTTCCGTTTCGCCGGTCGTATCCGCGCCGATCATTTCGGCCTCGCTCGCGGTCGTCGGGTTCAGCGGGTAGGAGTTGCCGACCAGCTTCGTGATGCTCGACGTCTTGACGTAGGCGACATCGCCGAGAACCGGCGCGAATCCCGTCGCCTTCGTCACCGTCGCGGGATCGCCGACGCTGATCGTCGCGGCGGTGATCGCCGCTTCCTTGCCCGTTTCGACTTCGATCTTCAGCCCTTGCGAGCTGACGGCTTTCGACTTGAATGCCATGATGCCCTCCGTAGCCCTCGCGGGCGGTTGTGCCTTGCGGCGAAATGCGGCTATCGCGCCGCGAGTTACAACGGCGGCAAAGCCGCCTCATTCTGGTGAATCGAGTAGTCGATCATTCGCCGGAACACGCGGACCTCCGGCTCGTACCCGTCCATGTCCATCACTTGCAGGCATGGATACACGAACCCATCCATCGCCTCGGTCACGAGATCACGCAACAGCAAGGTGTCGGTCATTGTCTCAGCGAAGACGTCGATACGAAAGCGCCAAATGTTGAGCGACGACCGCCCGCAAATCGTATTGTCCGGCCCGCCGCCGACGTTCGCATAGCGAATGCAGGGATAGACCGGCCGCTCCGGCAGGATCTGCGGATGCACGCGCCCCTGCACGAGCGGAGACAGCCGATCATGCAACGCGAGCGCCAGCACGAGCGCCGGCGGTTGCTGCCCGCCCGGCGGCACCGGCGGCGGCGTGACCGGCGGCGACGCCACCGTGTCGAACGCATCGCCAAACGCGGAATTGAACTCGTCGGTCATTTGACGAACCGATCCCACTCGGTCTTGAACGCGCGCGTCAACTGCTTGGCGAGCGATTGCTTCATTGACTCGAACGCCCGCGACTGCGCGCCGGAATCGGAGATCGCGCCGGTCAGCAAGTTCTTCCCCGGCACTTCCGTGCCGTCGCGCTTGCGGTAGCCGAACTCGTGAAACCACCAATAGAACGGATCGTCGCCCGACTGAATCTGCTTGACCGTGCCGTGCCGAACGCCAATCTCGTACTCCGGCCCCTTGCGAAGTCGCGCGACCGCGACGTTCCG